ACAACTGATAAAAACTATTCTTCAGCGTCTTTTTCAAGTAACTCTTCCAATTCATTCTTTGCCATCTCTTTATTTTTCGAGCTTCTGTTCAGTGTTCTAAATATTCCTAATCTCTCATCCAATCCAGCAATAAGGGCGATAATCTCAATGTGGGAGGCAGTTTTATAGCTTTGGCATAATTTATCTATTGCCGAAACAATGTCGCTCCCAAGCCCCTTTAAAATGCGTTTACCGCCATTCGAATTTTTGACTGCTTCTAAATCTGCATACAACTTAATATCTCCTTTAACTTCTTTGATTTGGTCTTTTAGTTCTTCTCCCATAGTTATTCTTTTTTAGTTTCTTGTTTTTCTTCTGGCTTTTGCGCTGGTTTTCTTTCAATAACAATGCTACTCAATCCGGTCTGTCTCGCTATCTCTCCTAATTCTCTATTTCCGTCTTTGATTGCAATTTCAAAATCTAAAAGTCTATTTTCTATCGCGTGAGCTTCGCATTTGGATTTAAAATATAAATAGATTGCGGCTAACTTCTCATCATCAAAATCCAATACAAAAGGATGATTACTTTTGATATTCTCTATTGTGGCGTTTTCGATTTGTAATTTACCCTCCAACTCTTTTACCATTCGCTTGTTGTATTCCATATCTGTGTGCATCTCTCTCAAAGTAAACTCTACAGAAAAACCTGTTTTTTTAATTACATAATCTAATTTTTCTTTTGGTTTTCGGTCTATGACTTTAAATTTGGCCATTGTTTTTTATTTCGGGTTTAGGATTTATATCAGTTGCAACAGCCCCGCCTGCTGGTGCACCTTGATTTAATAAATTAATTTCGTGTGCATTGATTGCTCTGGCTTCGTTAGCCATAATAATCGCATCCAAGCTCTTGATATAAGTGGTGAGCTCAACAAATTGTTTCTCTGTCATGTTTTCCTCATGGTCTCTGGCCCACAAAACAATCTTTTGTTTATAAGCATTGTTAGCGTTAGCATTCGGCTTAACCTTTTCTCCCTCCAAGATTGCTTCCAAATCTCTGTCTGCTTCAGCCATAAGTTCTTGGTTTCCAAATTCTGATGTGTCTTGCAGTTGTTTTATTTCATCTTCTGAAAATCCTGCAATTTGTGCTTTAATTTCAAAAGCTTTCTTTTTATTTATGTCCGGATTTTGCATTTCTTCTGTTAAAAATTGCATTTTTAATTTTTGCTCTTGAATTGAAGCCATTGTTTCAGCATTACTGGCTTCAGTCATCACTCCATAGTCATCACTCTTTTTGAAAATATCTTTTCTGCTTACTTCTTCTGTTTCAATTCCATTCGGTCCAATCATATCTATGGCAACTTTCTTAACTAAGTTGTCGCGCACTCCGATTTCATAAAGTTTTGCAAAGCGTTTATATCCAAAAGAATATGATTTATTTAATAATCCAAAACGATCTGCTGAAGCATCTTGATTTCCTTGATAAATAGCAACCTTGCCCTCTTCGTCAGCTACTCCCTTAGCACCTGCTGTTACTCCCGATGCCTTTTCCTGTATGGCTTCTAAGAGCTTATAAACCTCAATAGGGGTAGTTATTGAAGATGGTCTGATAAATGTTACAGCTTTGTTTGCATCAGAACCCTTTTTGATGATAATGTTTCCATCCCTCTTGTATTTTAGCGAAGCCATATTTTGAATCGCGTCGGAATCAACAATCTTCTGTGGTTTGTTTATAGCTTCAGCATTATCCATCATTTGGTTAATGCTGACATTCTGAGCCATAAATATTTCTCTTACATAGTCGCAATATGATGGTGTCCAAAATTCTGTTAAATCTGGAAAAGCAGCCCAAGTCCAAAAAGGCCAGGCTCCCAACTTATATTCTTTTGTGGCGGAGAATAGCTCGGTTAATGGTTTAATTCTAATTGTTGTAGAGCTTGCCTCATTCAAAACGAGATAATATCTAACACCTTTATAAGTTGTAAACCACCTCCAAAATTTAAATTTATCGTCATTCTGTAATTCCTTTTGGCCGATTGTATTCTGGCCATACATCCTTTTATTTTTGTTATTCTCTTCCTGTGTTGTTTCGGTATTATTTCCAGTTCCGGATAATAAGTTTTTGATATTGTCTGACAAATATCCGTCTTCTTCTTTCTCTTCCAAATCTTCTAATTCTTGTCTTGTAAACACAACTCCGTAATTTCCCAAGTGCATAGCTCGTTCAATATCTATTCCTCCGGCTGATGGGTCAATCAAGAAATCATAAACATCTGTGTTATCCAAGTGTGCCTGATATCCTGCAACCGAATCTGCGTAATATGAAAAAATAGCACGGCCATAAATAATACCTTGCTTTTTTCCTACCAAATCCTTAATATCCCAATTATCGTTTTGAGCGTCCTGTTGTCTTAAAGCATTAAGCCTTTTTACTCTTTGGAGTTGGGCTTCTTTACGCTTTATAAACTTAAAGACTAACGGATTATCTATTTTTGAAAGTAAGGTGTGGACGAATTCCTGCATTCTGCCTAAATCCACATTCGCGCGGGACTCAACAGAAGACTGCTTTTTGCCATAATACAAATCTTCATTCTTTTGCCAGTTTTTTACCTTGCCCTGTTTATAAGCCCTATCCCAAGCAATTTCACTGAGAGACTGGGCTGTTATTTTGTTTATTGTGTCTTGATCCATTTTTGAGGTTTCCCGCACTATTTTGATTGCTGGAAGCAGGGAGTTGCACCCTGCTCTATGCTATTTTCCAGTTTTATTTATATTCAACTGTGAATCCGTTATCTTCTGCCAACTTCTGTGCTTGGGAGACAAAGTCTTCTCCGTCATTTCTGGTATAAACTCTGACTTTTCCTCCGGCTTTACCGATAACCACAACCTCTTTTGCATTCTCTGGTCCAACTTCTTCATTTGCTGGAGGAGGTGGTGGAGGCGGAGGATTATCGTTTTGAGCACCGACTAATTCGATAACCTCTTCTGCAAGTAATGGCTCTGCTTCCTCTTCGTTCATTTCCAAAATCTCACCCTCCTTTATTTCTTTTTCAGCTTCTTCATCTCCCGCTGGAGTGTATGAGAAGTCTTGAAGTGCTTTATATTTATTCATGTTTATTTTGCCTTTCGGCTTTAATAATATTTATTTTTATAAACCTATGTCCGGATAGGTTGGATCTACCTCTTTCTGCTCCGGCTCGCTATTTTCTGATTTGTATGGTGGTTCAGCTACTTTGTTTTGGTATTGTGCACTATCCATTACATCGTCGTGAATACATTTTGGAAAGATAAGCAATTCTTCTTCCAAATCATCGCATTCTCCCAAGATGTGAAAGATAACTCCTTTTTCATATCGAGGAATCAATCCTCTTATTCTTGTTTCTTTCATCGTCCCGCCATGTTTTAACAAGACTACATTTGGATATTTATTTCTCAACGCACATTCGTCTTTGAAAAATGGCTCAACTGCTTCAGTAAACGCTCCCTCTTCAATACCTATCACCTCAAATCCGTCATCGTGTAATTGGAAAATAAGGTTAATAAGCTCTTTGCTGTTGATTTTGTAGCGTCTGGCTGCAAAGTGCCATTCGTTCTTTTCGTTTACATAATTCTTTGTTATTCCGGTGAAGTCTGATTTAGCATTTTTTGTTAAGGCACTGTCTATCGTTGCAAACTTTCTAACTACTTGGCTTAAAACTTGCTCCCATGTCTTATATCTAAAATTTTGTTTGTGAAACTCTTGTGTTTCTTCATCAATCGGCATATTCATCATTTCTGCGTTATATACCTGCGAGCCTAATTGCTTTTTTTTATCTTCCAAACTTACCTTTCCTGTTGCTATTGCTTCCTCGTCTGTCAAAGCATACTTTGCCGGCCAGTATATAAATCCTTTCTTTGTTGCTACTGGAACATTTCTTATCAATAACCTGTTATCTATTTTGGCTCGTTCTATAAGCGTCTGTACCGAGCCAAATTCAGTGATATAGTTCCCAAGGTAAAGAATGATAGCTTTTGCATCCAAACCTGCTTTAAACTCGTCTATATGCTTAATAACCTGTGCTGTATACGCTTTGCTGTCTTTTGTTTTATTTGTTTCGAAGTCATCCAATAATAACGCGTCTGGTCT